AGAGGCCGAACATGCGGCCGGCAACCATCAGGCCTCGGTCGATGCGCTGGCGGAAGCCAAGAAGCTGCTCGGCATATGACATCCTATCAGCTGGCAGGCAGTCAAAACCGTCAGTCCTGTCGGCTGAACCCTTGAGGAGTGTACTCTGCGCCCGGTCATGACCGCCAGGTGAACCGGTCGCTTGCGATTGACCTCGGCCGGGACCGCGCAAAACGTCAAGCTCGTCGACCTGTGACAAGGGGCTGTCGCCTCATGTCGCCAAATGTCATTTAATGTCATGAAGACAATGGGTTATGCCGTGTGATATCCTTCCGTAAGCCCCGAGGAGCGCCGCATGTTCTGCAAGGGGGGGATCGGAGGCAGGATGGATGGCGCACAGGCATTGATGATCGATTACCGCTCGGTCGCGGATCTTGTGCCCTATGCCCGCAACGCCCGGACGCATTCCGAGGCGCAGGTGGCGCGGCTCGCCGGCTCGATCCGCGAGTATGGCTTCACCAATCCGGTGCTGGTCGATGGTGCGAATGGCATCATCGCCGGGCATGGACGGGTCATGGCGGCGCGGCAGCTCGGGCTCGCGCGGGTGCCAGTGATCGAACTGGCCCATCTGACCGAGGCGCAGAGGCGGGCCTATATCCTCGCCGACAACCGGCTGGCCGAGCAGGCGGGCTGGGACCGGGATCTGCTTGCGATCGAGGTGGCGGATCTGGCAGCCCTTGGGGTCGATCTCGACGGCATCGGGTTTGACGCGGGCGAGATCGATGATCTCATGCGTCGCCGCGAAGGGGAGGCGCGCGAGGACGAGGTTCCCGAGCCCCCCTCAGTGCCGGTCTCCCGCCCGGGCGATCTCTGGTGCCTTGGGCCCCACCGGCTCCTCTGCGGCGATGCGACATCGGCGGCGGACGTGGCGCGGTTGCTCGCCGGCGTGCGACCGCATCTGATGGTGACCGATCCGCCCTATGGCGTGGAGTATGATCCGGACTGGCGCAATCGGGCCGGGCTCTCGGTGACCCGGCGGACCGGCAAGGTCAAAAACGACGACCGGGCGGATTGGCGCGAGGCCTGGGCGCTCTTTCCCGGCGATGTGGCCTATGTCTGGCATGGGGCGCTGCATGCGACCACGGTGGCCGACAGCCTGATCGCAAGCGGCTTCGACATTCGCGCCCAGATCGTCTGGGCCAAGGAGCGGCTGGTCTTGAGCCGGGGCGACTATCACTGGCAGCACGAACCCTGCTGGTATGCGGTACGGCAAAAGGGCAGGGGCCATTGGTCGGGGGATCGCAAGCAGACGACGCTCTGGTCGATTGCCTCGCGCGATCAGGATGCGTCGACCGTGCATGGCACCCAGAAGCCCGTCGAATGCATGCGGCGGCCAATCCTGAACAATTCGGCGCCGGGACAAGCGGTCTATGAGCCATTCTGCGGATCAGGCACCACGCTGATCGCGGCCGAGGCCACTGGACGGGTCGGATACGCCATGGAGCTCGACCCGGCCTATGTCGACGTCGCGGTGGCGCGCTGGCAGGCCTACACCGGCGGCGTGGCGACACGGGCGGATGACGGGCGCAGTTTTGCCGACCTCTCCGCCGATCGCGGGCACGGGGAGGCGAAGTGATGGCACGCCCGCAGGTCACGCTCGATCCGGCGCAGGTTCATGAGGTGGAGACGCTTGCCGCCGTGCTGACGGCAGAGCAGATCGCCGATTACTTCGGGATCGGACGCACCACCTTCTTCCGGATCCTTGAACGCGAGCCCGATGTTCTGGAACGCTACAAAAGGGGAAAGGCCAAGGCGGTGGGTGCGATTGCCCAGAGCCTCGTCTCCAAGGCGCGGGCCGGTGACACCACGGCGATGATCTTCTACCTGAAGACGCAAGGCGGCTGGCGGGAGCGGCTGGAGGTGGATGCCCGCAGCGAGCTGCGCATTGACCCCGGCCGTCAGGTGGAGGGGCAGAGCGCCGGTGACCGTCTGCGGGCCTATATCGACGGCATCGCCGAGCGTGAGCGCGAGGCCGGACTGATCGTGCATGGCCCCGTAGGCCACCTGCCGGAGGTGCGATGATGCTCCGGCAATCGCGCTGCCTCTCGCTGATCGAGGCTGTTGCCGGAACGGCCACCGGCTTTGTCATCTCGCTGATCCTGCAGCGCCTGCTGTTCCCGGTGCTCGGGGCGGATCTGACCCTGCCCGAGAACCTGCTGGTCTCGACGGTGTTCACTTTTGCCTCGGTCGTCCGGGTCTATGTGATCCGGCGGGTCTTCAACGCGATTGCCGGATCGCTGTCATGAGTGGGCCGCCGCGCAAGCCCACGGCCTGGCGCCGCGCCGAAGGCAACCGTGGCAAGCGGGCCTGGAACCATGCCGAGCCGGTGCCGCCAAAGGAACTCCCTGACTGTCCGGCGCACCTGAGCGAAGAGGCGCGCGCAGAATGGGACCGCCTTGTCGACGTTCTTCACGACATGGGGGTGATCACGCTGAACGATCGGGCGGTGCTGGCGGCCTATTGTCAGGCTTGGGGACGCTGGGTCGAGGCGGAAGAAAAGCTCAAGGAGACCCCGCTGCTGATCCGGACGCCGTCGGGCTACATCCAGCAATCTCCCTGGCTCAGCGTCTCCAACCGCCAGATGGAATTGATGGGTCGCTACATGACGGAACTGGGACTGACCCCGGCGGCGCGCTCCCGCATCGTGGTCGCAGGCGCGCCGACGGCGCCGGAAGCGTTGACGATCCAGAGGATCATCATCAGAGGTCCGCGACAGGTGCAGGGGGCTGGCGAAGGCCCGCCGCCAGACGAGGATAGCATCATCGTCATCAGCTGTGAGGATGCGAATATCTAAGCAAGTTCAGTTGACTGCTCCCCGTGTGATCGTGCTGTACAGCACTGCGAAATGAACGTCAGGCAGGTCTGTACGGAGGGGGATGCGATGCGTCTGGTGGCTTACGAGCGGGTCTCGACCGCGCGGCAGGGACAGTCGGGGCTTGGCCTGGAAGCGCAGCGCAGGGTGATCGAGGACTTCGCAGTCGCGCGCGGCGCTGAGGTCCTGGCCCGGTTCACCGAGGTTGAAAGTGGCCGCAAGGCGGACCGGCCGGAACTCCTGAAGGCGCTGCACCTTGCGAAGGTCACCGGCGCAACACTGGTGATCGCCAAGCTGGACCGGCTGAGCCGGAACGCGGCCTTTCTTCTGGCCCTGCGGGACAGCGGGGTGCGCTTTGTCGCCTGCGACATGCCGGAGGCCAATGACCTGACCGTAGGCGTGATGGCGCTGGTGGCCGAGGCCGAGCGTGAAGCGATCTCGCGGCGCACGAAGGAAGCACTCGCCGTTGCCAAGGCCCGAGGGGTGAAGCTCGGCAATCCAAACGGCGCCGCGGCGCTACGGCGGGCGGGCAGGGGAGGCGCCGCCCTGCGCGCGACCGTCACCGCCAATGCCGACCGCTTCGCGCAGGACCTCGCCCCCGTCCTCACCGACATCCACGCCGCAGGCCATCTATCGCTCCGCGCCATCGCCGCCGAGCTGACCGCGCGGGGGATCCGGACCCGGCGCGGTGGGAGGTGGGGTGTGGGGAATGTGAAGGCGCTGCTGGAGAGGGTGGCGGGGTAAGGTGCTACTGCCGATGCCGCGCAAGCTGTGTTGACGCAGGGCAAACCCCTTACTACTCTCTCCACAGCGAGGGCGATCATTGATCGCATTGAGAGGGCCGAAGGCCGATCAAGTCTGCAGCAGTCAAGCGGCAGGTTTCGTTGCCCGGACTGCGAAGCCACGAAGCATCGGGCCTCGCGCGAGCAGAGAGCTTCCCGCCGGGGGGAGTGCGACCCACTGGGGCACTGCGCATTCGCTTCTCACGAAGTCGAATGGAGTATACGTGCCATGAAAGCACTGAAGAAGATCCGTCATCGGAAAATGCTCGCACAGGAGGGCCGCTGCTACTACTGCGGACTGCCGATGTGGGATGCAGCCAATGGTTATTCCCTGCTGGCCGCTGGTCGTAAGGGCAAGCGACCGAGGGCCTTGCAATGCACCGCCGAGCACCTGCTGCCGCGCTCAGAGGGTGGTGCGAATACCGCCGAGAACATTGTTGCCGCTTGCCTCTTCTGCAACAGCGCGCGGCATCAACGAAAGCAGCCACCGTCACCAGAAATGTACCGAATGTATGTGCAGCGACGGATGGCGGCAGGGCGATGGTTGGCGGCGTACCTGCCTGGAACAGGACAGGGGGGATCTCGCTAGAGACTGCTACTCGGAAGGCCTAGCCTCAGGAACCCTTTCTGCGCCGCGGCTTTGCATCGGCAGTGCGTACACCGCTCGACTTCTTTGCCTTCCCGGTACAGGTCGGATATCGGACGCAGCCGAGGAACTTGCCGAAGCTGCCACTGCGTTCGACAAGCCAGCCATCTTCGCAGTCTGGGCACGTCGCAAAACTGGCGCCGCAACCGCATCGAACCTCGCTCGTCCTCTCGGCATGGCGTGGCAGGGCCGTGCCGCAGGACGGGCAGGCGGGCAGCAGGTTTCCGCAATGCTGCACATGCTCGCAGCGATACCAGATGCGGCCATCCTGCCCGGTCACGCCCAGCAATCGCCCGCCGCATTCGCCGCAGACGTGAGCCTCGGGTTCAGCTCCGGGGGCTGTCGATATTCCGTAGGCGGGGTCTTTGCGGAGCTCGGTCACGAAGGACGAAGGACGGGCGTTCGAGGCAAGGATCGTCAGGGTATGGCGGGCCCGCGTCATCGCCACATACATGACGCGCCGCTCCTCTGCGTTCTGGAACGCCTCCTCTTCCGGCGAGACCAGAGACAAGAGGGGGTCGTCGACGATCTCTGATGGAAATCCCATGCGCCCGCTGTCGGCGCTGAGCAGGATGACGTGGTCGGCTTCCAGCCCCTTTGAAGCGTGGATGGTCTTGAATTCGATCTTCAGCCGCGGGAAGCGGCGCCACAGACCCGGCATGTCCGGTTCGTTGAAACGGTAGCGGCCGAGGAGCAGAACCGTCGCGGGCTTGGCCCCGAGCGCCGCGGCAGCAGACAGGGCGGCAAGCACCTCGTTGAGTTTCCCCTCATCCTCGCCTTTGGACACCGTGATGACCTTCATCGCTGGTTCGGTCGCGGTCCCGGCCGGGACGATCTTCTTGTCGATCTGGGCGGGGTTCCGCAGAACGAATGTCCGCGCGGCAAAGGCGATCTGGTCCACCGAACGGAAGGTGCGGCCGAGGTCGACGGTTCTGTGCACACCAGTCTCGCCGTCGAAGCTGCCGCCGAACTCCCGCCCGAAGTGGCGCATCAGATGGATGTCGGATCCGGCGAAGCGGAAGATCGACTGCCAGTCGTCACCCACAGCAAAAACGCGCACATCCGGATGCTGGGCCTTTAGTGCCTTGACCAGCCTTGCGCGGCTTTGCGAGATGTCCTGGAACTCGTCGACCAAGATGTGGCGGAACGGGCTGACATAGCGGCCGTCCTCTGCATAGCGTGCGGCGCGCAGGATCATGTCCTCGAAGTCGATCCGGCCCTCCAGACGCTTCTGATACTCCTCGAAGACCGGCGCGAAGACGTCGAGGAACGCCCGGGCGCGTTTGCCCAGCTTCATCCGGTCTGACTTGATCTCGCAGTCCTTTAGGCTGTAGCCGCCGCTCTTGAACTTGCGCAGGAAGGTTCCGAGCAACTTGGAAAAGTCATCGACCTGATTCAGCTCGACAATCCGGTCATAGATGGTGTCGACGGGCCGGGGGTTCAGGGTGACATGCGGCCCCAGCTTCTCTGCAAGGCTGCTCAGCAGGCGGCCCTCCTGTCGTTCGTAGCTGTAGGTCTCAATCAGGGTCGTCTGATGCTCGGCGTGGACCTTCCGCTTCCAGTCCATGCCCACCAGGTATTCATCGCGGTCCACGAAGGGCGCCGTGACCAGCCTTTCGCTGCCGTCCCGCGTCTTTTCGCGCCGCACCCCGAAATGCTCGATGTAGATGCCGCTTTCGGTCAGCCGGAAATCGGGCTGGTAATCGCGCCTGCCGATTTCAGAAACCTTGTGCTCGTAAATGGGCTCGTATTCGTAGTCGACGCCGTTTTCGTAAAGCCAGTTGGCGATCTGGAGCTCCTCGTAACTCTTGACCTTCTCGCCCTGCAGCGTCCGCAGGTCTTGGGCTTCCATGTGGGTGTAGAAGTCATGCTTGGTCTTGAAGTCCCACTCCGTCTTGGGCTCGACCAGGAAATGCGCGAAGAACTGGATGATCGCCTTCGACACCTCTGACAGGTGGTAGACCAGGTCCTTCAGGATCTGCTTGATCAGGTTGCTGAAGGCCGTGTCGTCGGTGGCATGATCCGCGAGGGCGGGCTTGGACCCTTCGACGATCCCAATAATGTCATAGGCAATTGCGTGAAAGGTTCGCGCGAAGATAGGCACGCCGGATCTGGCCTCGACCCGTTCCGACATCTCCTCGGCCGCATTCTTCGCGAAGGCCAAGAGCAGGATTTCTTCCGGCTGGCGGATGCCCGCCTTGACCAGGTAGGCCGCCTTGGCGG